AGCGCTGACCCGTTCGACACCAACAAGTCGACCACCAAGGGCAGCGATCTGATCTTCCTTCGAGTTGCAGGCTGTCTCCAGAGACTTCAAGCCGGCGCCGTTGAACTCGATGATACCGGGCTTGGCACCCTTGCCTACTTCCCACACGACGGACGGCCCGACCGAATACTCAGCCTGCTCATCGCCGCTTTCCGTCTGGCAGTAGTAGACTGGCAGCGCTGTGTAGTAGCGTCCGTGCTCCAACTGAGCATAGCTCTTGTAGTGCGAATGGTTGAGCAGAACGATGTCCAGCAGCGGACTCTTGTCAATGTCTGGGGTGCAGTCATACGGACCCAAGAACATGAACGGAATGAACTCGAAAGGCTGACCGCGCCACGTCGGCGTGAACTTGTAAACCGGCGTGCCTTCTGGGCTCGCGTCACCACGATCTGAGGTATGGTAATACTGACGGTAGATGCGTTTCCCGGTCGGATCACTGAAGTCTTCCGGCTCCAGGCGCAGCACGCGATACGACGCAAGCCAACGACGTGCAGCCCGGGTCACCGTTGTGTCTTGGCTGAAGAACGTCTGGTCGGCCTTCTTGATCCTCGGGAGCTTCTGCCCAGCCGGCGTCAGCGAGATCGGGTTGAGGATTGGACGCGCAAGACGTAGCTCGCGGAGGATGACCTCGGTCACAACCCATCGTCCGTCGATCTCTTCGATGGTCCAGTCGACGATGTTTTCTGTGACATAGCCCGCCATGTAGGGCGGGCGCACGCCGTGCTCATCCATGTCCAGCAGGACGCCGTAGCGTCCCATCGTGATCAATTCCTTGGCGGCTTCCTTGACGAACTGACCGAGGGTCTGGCCTTGCTTCGAGATGCTCGACGTGTCCAGGTGCTCAGGCAGATTGGAGATGACCGGATTGCGACGAAACAAGGTCCCCATCAGACCTGTCAAAGTCCGCTGGCTCATGTTGAAGAAGACAGCCCGATCGAGATAGGCTTCGTATTCTTCCTTCGTCTGGTCCGACATCTTCTTCAGGTAGCGCTCATTCTTCCTCTTGACTTCGATCTCGCCGACCATCGTGTCACGAATCATCTGCCACCAGAAATACCAATACTGATATTCAGGATGCACAAACGACGTGTGGACCGGAGTGGTCGCTGGATAGTCATAAGGAACGCTCATCCGGGAACCCCTTTAAGGAGGCTCCTGGTAAGCAGGACTTACTCTACTATGTCAACAAAAGCGACACAGTGGCTCAGTGATAGCGTATATCACCTCGCTCGTATGCTTCACGCTGATCCATGGAATTATGGATGACCACACGCTTTCGCATGCCTGCCGGGCTGGGATCGTCGTCCTCGGTCGGCTTGCACCAACAGTCCGTGTTGGGTATGTGCGGACGTAGGTCGTTGTTTGGAACGACGTGGGTAGGCAGTCCTTCGGGCTGACGGTCGACCGCAGTCCATCCGTTCGGAGATCGCTCAGTCATTCCGAGGTAGAAAGTGTCTGACCAGGAAGATGGCGATGAAGGCGATGGAGAGGAAGATGGTGGTGCTAGTCACACAGCACCTCGATCTCAGCACCGGGCCTCAGTCTGAGCCTCAGACACTCGTTGACCCACTGATGGAGTCGAGTGCGTTCCAACGCATACTCTGGCGGAGACACCGCGTAGACGATCCGATCGAAGCGGTGTCCAGTGAGCGCAGTGAATGGCGTCGTAACCATCCAGCCTGGAAAGACGCGTTCGACTGCTTTCCGGTCTCGGCGGCTATCCACGACGATGAGGCATTTCTGTTCGGGAACATCACCCGGGGTGAGCGCTATGCCGTGCATGTCGATCACTTCACCATCGATCGCATGGTCGTAACCAGCTTTCAGCAACGCAGCCTTAACGAAGGCGTGAAACGCGGGTGGGACGGGGAGCAACGCATAGGTGTGGGTCTGACTCATGACCGAGCAGGCCATGCATAGGTCCCTGGACCTTCGCCCACGACAACATAGGACGCCCATAACGTGTCGGTTCCGTCCAGGAACACTGTGCCGTTGACGGCGGAGTGCGGATCACTTCCCCATGTCCGAGTGATCACCATCGGAAAAACATCGCCGGCTTTGGCGCTGTTGCCGATATGCGCCTGGGCGCCGACAGGCCCACGCCAGAACCTTGATGCGTTCAGCGATGCTTACGCCGGTAGTCCGACGACGGTTGATCTGCGCTGCGTTGTCCTCCGTCAATGTGTAAATGACGGTGCGTCCGATTGTTGGTGTCATATCGATTTGGAGTCCTTTTGCTTTTGTGCGTTGAGATGATCATCCAGCTTGGTCAGCACCCAGCCGGCGATCAGTGCGAAGATGATGATCTTGAAGAAGGGGCTCATGCGGTTGCGCGTGCATCCAGAGACGGAGAAACACCTTCCCTGCCCTTCTGGTCGTGCTTGATACGAAACTTCTCCGGATCGACGTTCAGCACACGTGCCAGTTCGATAGATTCCTGCTCGTCGGCATCGAGACCGGCAGCTTCGGCGTAACCGAGTAGTGTCACGCCGAGCCCACCAAGCTCCTGCGCCGGATCACCCTTTGGGCGCGACCAGACGCGGTCGATAAGGCGATGGATGGTATAGAGGGGGAGATCGTGCGCCTGTGCCAGTTCGAGGGCTTCCTCCAGGACGCGGGCGACGCGCTCTTGGATGTTCATCAGGCAATCCTGCCCGAAGGTCTGCGCGACCCACACAGCGGTGATGTTCTGGCGTGATGCTCGGAACAATCCGTGGATGGACTCAACCGATGTGATTACCGGCTTGCGCTGTTCGTCTTTCCCGCAGGTTAGGCACTGCCTAGGGCAGTGCTGCTCGATCGCTTTGCTGTAGATGCAGTGTTCGCAGCGAAGGCCTAGATCAGGCATGATGCACTCCTACCAAGTATCCGATTGTGAAGATGAAAGCGAAGAGGATTGCCATCACACCAAGAGCCAGGAGGATTGACCCGGCGCCGGATGGCGCGTCGTAGACGATGGGTCCCTCCGGTTTGTCACCCACCGCTGAAACGGGGACGATGCCCCCATCCCAATACGACTGAGCCCCGTCAGGGAGAATGTCCCTCACAGGTTCCCCCCACCGATCTCAGTCCACAGCTTGCGTGCTTGCTTCCAACTCTTTGCCAGCCCGGCGAAGTCGACCGATGGGCTGTCGCCATAGTATCCAGCGAAGGCGTTGCGCAGTGTGCGAGACATCGCCTTGAGTTCCTGGCGCCTGGGCTGCTTTGGCTCCAGGCCACGCTCCATCAGCCGATCGGCGAGAGTGGGAATGGTGATGTCTATCATACCGGTGGGTCCCTCCGGTCGATCGTCACGTCCACCACGAAGGCGTAACCACCTCGGAAATAGAGCCAGAGGCGTTTCATGGATGATGGATTGTTCAGCGTGATCGTCAGAATCTGTGCCGAGGCTAGAATCGGATTTGATATCTTGCCGTGCTGCGTCGCGTTGCGCTCCCAATGCGCGAAGGACCAACTGAAAACGATCGGATAGCAGTAACGCAAGCGTATGATCTTACAGTTCACACGCCGACCCTCCCCCGATCCCGGCTGCGTTCGCGCTGACGCTGCACGAACCGCTCGTTGACTTCAGCGCCTTGATCGTTGTCTGGAACGTCAAATAGGCGACTGGTAGGCGTGGCGACGAACTTGCGTCGGTCACGCTTGGCGGCAAAATGCGACCGTAGCTCTTCCGGCGTGGCGATAGTCGCGCCGCGTGCAGCCATGTTCGGGTGCTTCGAAGCCGGCACCATATAGTGTTCGTCGGCTGCGTCGCCTTGGTTCCTCGCCCAGTCGAGATCGAGCCGGAGTGTCTTGGCGAACTTAGCAAGCTCGCGAGAGCCGGCGAAGCCGAAGGTGTCGGAGATCATGATGCCGGTGGGAGGGCAGAAGATGATCATCTCAGGCGCCGGTCTCGCGTTCGATGATGGTCTCGGTGCTGTCTCGGGTGACGGAGCCGGGCTTGCTGTCGATCCCGCTCTTCTCGATTCCCTTACGGAATTCGGCGGTCCCGCCACCAATACCCTCGACGATCGTCTCTTGTCCTGTGCAGCGCATGCCCTGTCTCCTCGTGTGAGATCACAACGTAAGTCTGGCTTACCATGTTCGTCAAGCTATAAAGTTTCCTGGGCATATCTTTTTTCTCTTGCGTGACGTAAGCCGATCTGACACAACGGGATCGAAGCAGGAGGATATCATGTGAGCGATCAAGGCAAGACCAGTCAGGCTGTTGAGTTGCTGATCCGTGAACGCCTTGTGCTTACGCAGATCATCCAGTCTATTGACGCCAACCCGGGCGGCATTGTCGTTCAGGTTGGTAACGTTGGCTTTACTCCTGGACTAACTGTGAAGGTCGCAATCAAGGCTGAGTTGAACCAGCGTGTAGCTGACGTCGATCGGCTGATGAAGCACACGCAATGAGCGAGAAGGAAGCTGACATCTTCGCGCTCGTCTATGTGCTCGCGATAGTTGCCGCAATCATCGCCGGCTTCCTGTCTGGTCCCCAACGCGATCGACCTGTCTATACGCCACAGATGGAGAATACTTAGCATGATTCCTCTCCGTATCGAAGGCACAACACACAAGATGATTCCGCCGACTGGGATGGAGGACACCGTTCGTCCGCTCCACATCCGAGTGACTGACGGTTGCTGCGTGTCTCGCTGGGAACCTACCAGGGAGGAGCTTGCTGTCCTCATGGAAGGTGGCTCGGTCGAACTCTGGGTCGTTGGTTGTCAACCTCCGGTGAATCTCGTCGTGGCTCCTCACGCGTAACAGGGAAGGCCCCATATGACCCCAGAAATCTTCGCCCAAGCCACTGATATAGTCCGTGTTCCGGAAGGGTGGGACCACGAAGAGTATGGCGTGTTCCGCCCGTTCGGAGCGTGGAAGCTGTCCCATGCGACGCTCTCAGTGTGGCGCCCGACGCCGGAAGAACTGGCGCTGCTGATTGGTGGGGGTGTGGTTGTGATTCGGACGATCAGTCCGGAAATGATCCCGTTGACGATAGACGTGAATAAGACGCGGGTGATGGCGTTGGGGATGGGGGAGGCGTGAGCCATCGTTTCGTTGAAGGCGATCACTGCCCTGAAGCTGAGTGTCCCGGTGAACTGGTGGTTCCCGAGACGGTCGATTGTTCGTGTCACCTTCGAGCGCCGTGTCTTCGTTGCGTGGTGGTTATGCTGACGTGCTCTGAGTGTGGTTGGGAGGTGCCGGCATGAAGACCGTCGACTGGGACCTTATTTCAACGAACCTGAACATCGCCTGCGGACGATGTGGCAAGCCGTTCTACCGCCTGAGCGTGATGACTGACCATGCCTTGGCGTGTGCTGCGCCCGAGACGGTGTGCCCAAGGGTCCCGTGGATCAGTGCGCAACGCGTCCTGGAGCTTGCCACAGCGGGCGTGACGCTGACCGGGCAGGCGCTGGGCAGCACGACGCTCCATGGGTCCCTGTGCTACGCTATGGCGACCGTGCTGTGGGTTGGTTTGACCGTGCGACAGCGTATGTGGGGGTTGATGCCGATGAACGTCGCTGGGGCTGTGGTGGTGGGTTGGACGTTGTGGGGGTTGATGCATGCCGGTTGATGCTACCCACGCGTCGCTCGTCACTCTGGCTGAGAAGTGGCTGTGGCGTCAGAATTGCGGGGTCGTGTTTCGCGACGCGTTCCGAACTCCAACCACTTCTGGAGAACAGCCGGACGCGATTGGCTGGCGCCATAGTGTCTCGATCCTCATCGAGTGCAAGGCTTCTCGATCTGATTTCTTGGTGGACAAGAGGAAGGTGTTCCGTGCCAATCCTTCTCTCGGTGTTGGTGACTGGCGGTTCTATCTGTCTCCGCCGGGAATCATTTCCGTGGATGATCTACCGGATGGTTGGGGCCTTCTGCACGCCAACGGTAATCGGGTAGAGCCCGTCCACGGGGTCCCTGGCAATGCTCAATGGAGGTCGGGTCGACCGTTCATCGGCGCCAAGGAGTCCGAGATACAGATGCTTTATTCGGCGCTGCGGAGGATGGTGATCCGAGGTCACTTCGATTCAGTTTATGAGAAACTTGATGCCGGAGTGTGACGACGTATGCTTCGGGCTCGACGTCCCGCTGATGGATGGCTGGGGAGCGGAGGACATCAAGTTCTGGACCCAGCTTCCATCTAGATACTGCCCCTGGAAAGACGTAGCTGCGTTCTTCAAAGACACCACGCCGGATGGGTCCCCTGATGCTCCCACCTGACTGTCCCCTAGGCGATCGTGTGCTCGTCACGGGTGGACGGGATTACGGCAACTGGCAGAGAGTGACTGCCGTCCTCGACGAGCTATATCGCCGCCACAAGATCACGCATCTGATCGAGGGTGAGGCGCGCGGCGCTGATCGGATGGCGAAGCTGTGGGCGATCTCCAGATACGTGGAACTGGTGGACATGAAGGCTGATTGGACCGGACATGGTATGTCGGCTGGGTCCCGTCGCAATGTGCAGATGATCGTCCGTGGGTCCCCCGACGTTGTGGTGGCGTTCCCAGGAGATCGAGGGACCAGGAACATGATCCTCCAGACGAAGAGATTCGGTATCCCGTGCATTGATCTGAGATACGAACTGTATGGGTGGGGTGGGTCCTTGTGAAGCCGATAATTTAAAAATACAAAATTTTGTATTGGTGTTTCGACCTATGAAAAACTGAAGATGTGAATCCTCGGGTCCCCCGTGGGGTCCTGTGTCTTGGAAGGTAAGCTAAAGTGACGGATGACGGCGCCAGGATTTACACGGGAGAGGCATGCCCGAATGGTCACAACGCAGGTAGATACGCCGCCACAAACGCGTGCGTAAAGTGCTATCAAGGTTCTTACGAGCCTACGAAGGTGGAGTCGCCTGCTGCGAGAGAGCGGAGACTCGTTAGGATGCGCGAATATCGGCGTGATAACTACGTCCCAAAGTTCCGTCCTGTAGAGGACAAGACAACCCTCCCGACGACTAAAGATACCGCCATTGAACTTGGCGCTAAGCGCTATTTCACTGGGACGCCCTGCATCTATGGGCACATGGCGGCTCGATATACGAATGGAGGCGTGTGCTGTGAATGCACGCGATTGACGCACCACGAGGTCAAGCTAGGGAAGAAACTCCGTGTGGTTCCTCCTATGGTTCCTGTCGATGATCCGCTGGACGGATTGTTTGATGCGGCGCTCCCCCGCAGCCGGGTGGCGGAGAGTTCAAGGTTCACATGTGACAACCCACTTCCGCATATATTCGGTGCAGGCTCTGCGAGAGAGCGCGGGTTGGTGCGCTATTTCACCGGGCTTCCTTGCGTGTATGGTCACGTATCAGAGAGGACAGTTACCAAGAACACATGTGTGGAGTGTCGGAACATAAAGTCTAGAAAGAAGAATAAGAAGAAAAAACCTTTCTCGGAATTATCCGAGAGTCAAATAGCCAAAATAATGGCACACAACCGGAGATGGAAACTTAATAATCCAGAGAAGAATAAAGAAAACGAGAAGAGACGCAGAAGAAGAGTCCAGGAAAGGAGAGAACTCGATCCCTTATATGCTGATAGAGTGCTAACGAAAAATCGGGAATACAACAGCGAATGGGGCTCCCCGTCTCCAGCGAGAGACGCTGTTAAGTTGAAATGGAAGAAGCCAGGATACGACAAGAGGCAGATACCTGCGTGGGCTTCGCTTATCGAGATGTCTGAGATTTATCTAGAGTCTCGCGCTCTCTCCAACATAACCGGCTGGCAGAACAACGTCGACCACATCATCCCTCTGAAAGGTATCGTGACGGACGGAGAGGATAGTTGGCCTGTAACTGGTCTGCACGTCCAGGGCAATCTCAGGATTGTTCCCGAAAGAGATAATAACAAAAAATCTAATAAAATAAATATACACGAGATACGGTGGCTATATAATTGTATGGCTACCCGAGTGGTTCCCTGAAGAAAATATCGAAATATAAAAAATACACCGCGCCATATCCGAGGTGAGAGTAGCACAGGACGGCGCCACCCGGTATCCCGTCTCGGGTCCCTAGACGAATCTCCAGGGATGAGACAAGGGCAGGTTGCTTAGACGTTGCCCCCCGCCCACAGTTCGGATAGCGAAGCGCCTAGCCTTTCTAGGCCGGTCGCACGTTCGACACGTAATAGCGCGCGTCCATTCCGGACTCGCTCATGTCGCGCGTTGCGGCGCGGAATGCGTCAGCCGTTGTTGCCGCTCGGAACACGCGCTCAAAGCGCGAGACACTAAAGAAGCATTGGGCCGTTACGCGGAATGAAATCATTTGGGTTTTCTCCGGTTCAGTCAGGTAGTTATACGCTCGCCTGTCCACCTTGTCGCCATAAAAAGATGCGTTACGCTTCTTTTCATCGTCTCAAGATTGACACGCTAGACGGATCGATCCGTCTAGCGTTGCCAGTGTCACGCGTTCCGGAATATCAGCCATAGCAGGAAGAGTCCTGCTAGTTCGATCATTGCCGCAATGATTTTCCCCATTAAGACTCCTCGCCTAGCACTGCCACACGGTGCAGTGCGGACACTTCGGCGCCGTTGCCGATCCTGTCCGCAATCCACCCGAGCGTGCGTCCCATGCGTGCGCCCGACCGTGCTGCAAGCGTGTCGCACCATGTGTCCCACCAATACGCGGAGTCGCCGTGTGCGCGCCACACTGCGTTATAGGTCGCGATACGTTTGACAACGTTTGCAACCTTGAGTCCTTTGGACAGGCGGAATGTGGTATCCGGCAACCCGAGCGCTTCGAGATTGTGCATATCAAGGCACGCACCATCGCCTACCAGCATTTGTGCCAGAAAGCTTGTCTTGACGATTCCGAGTCCTGGAATGGCGAGGAATCGCAGGATCAAGCCTTCTAGATCAAGCTTGCCAGCGTGGTAGGATTGAACGTTCTTGAGCAATTCGCGTTTGTGTTCTTGCACGTAAAGCCATCCGCCACGCTTCGAGCCGAATAGAAATGTGGATTCGGCGCCGTTCCGATCGATGTCCGTCAATTGCGGCGGGACAAGCGCGAACCATTGGCGGATTGTGCAAAGCGTAAAGGTTGCCGTTCTGGCGACAATGTCCGGATTGTCGATTGCGGCATTGACGATCGCCATGCAATCGCGGTGAAAATAGGAGTCGGGGTTGACCCTGCGATTAGACATTAGACGACTCCGGAATCGGCGATTGCATGGCGGACGTTAGGATCACGAACTCGCCTTTTTTCCAGACGCGCGGCTTACCCCAGTCAGACTCCTTCTGAGGGTTTGGAGTCCAGCTTTGGACCTTTACCCCGTTCCCTTGGCGCGTGATCTCGTAATGATATTCCGTGTCACCATGCGAATCCCGACCATGGGAAAGGTAGATATTTCCGCCTTGCGCATATGGTCCGGACGCCGGTTTTTTTAACGCGGCAACGATAGCGGCGGCGAAGTCTTCTGCTTCGAAGCGTGGCAAGCGCCATGCGTAGGACAATGCCGCTTTAAGCGTTTCAAGGACTCCATGTTCCGTGCCAGGATATCCGTCCGAATGACGATAGAGCGAAAATTCGCCAGAGTCATCTTTGCAAGTGATAGAGCAACGAGTCGACATGTTCTTATCCTTCGATTGTGAAATAGGGAGTCACATCTGGGTCAATCGTCGGCTCAACCTGAATCGACGTGCAATCCGCATAGTCGCCGTCAGCAAGCGCGCATGACGGTCGGAAATATACTTTCCGGAATGCTAGGCTAGGATTGCAAAGTAAGAGCCACGCAATCCCGCGTAGCAATTGGAGTCCGTTCATTTCGACTCCTAATGCTGGAAATGTTCGCGGAACGAAGCAACGGCGGATTTTCCGGCCGAGTAGGACTCCGCCTTGGCGCCATGTTTGGAAACGTGTCCGTTGTTTCCGCCACGCGCTTCGGCATTGTGGGTGCCGATAGCGAGTGTCACGCATAGTGCCATGCCAGCGGCGAACATTGCGCGCCGGACGGTGCGGCGGAGCGACTCCGCCGGTTCTACGGGCTCCGGAGCGACGCGGATTGCCATGGTGCGAATTGCTTCTTTCGCACGAATAGCAAGGCGACGTGCGCGCTTGTGTGACTTATTATCGAAAGGTATTTTTGACATTGTCAGTTTGCCTTGACAGGTTGCGCCGGTTTGGCGTGATCAGACCATACAGCGTAATTTTTTCTAACGTCAAGCGATTAAATTAGCTTGACGCATGTTTTATGGTAAGCCTAGATTGCACTCACGCCAAACGGGCGGACACAAGAAAGGCCTTAAAATGCGTATCGCCTCTTTAATCCTTCCCACACATGACAATGATGGAGTCGAGCTAAACGACTTCCATCATGCTTTGAAGCTTTGCCTAATCGACTCGTTCGGCGGATTTTCCGCCTTGGCAGTGTCCGGCGGATGGCGCGATGACTCCACCGGTCAAGTCTATATCGAACCATCTGTTAGGTATGACATTGCGATGGAAGACTCGGCGGACAACTCCGCCAAATTGGAGTCCATCGCCCGGTTCTATGGGCACGCCACACGCCAAAATAGCGTGATGATTGTTCACGCGTCTGGCGTTGCTGACTTCGTTTCCCCCTCCGTCTCGATCCGCCATTTGGAGTCCGTATAATGTTGAATTCCTTCCTTCCCCACATCGCTGTTCTGTCGGGACTTTCCTTTTTTGCCGCCGGATACATCGCGCCGATTGCTTTCCCTAAAGCATCTTACAAGCGAGTCGGCGCGCTTCATTTTTTCCGTGTCGGTCGTTTTGGTGGATCGCTGTATTTCGCTAAGGCGAAGGTAAAGCCGGCGGAGTGATACACGCAAGGCGGACTCGTCCGCCTTGTTTCTTCATAGGCTGACATCGTGCCAGCCTAGCAGGAAACAAGGTTAAGCATCATGGCAAGGCAAACCGACGCACAATTCAACGCTTGGGTTAATCGTATCAATAACGTTGCGCTGCCGCGTTTGCGAGTATCCGAATTGATTTGGATCATTCGGGCGGATGAACGTGATAACGCTGATTTTTCCATGACTCCAACAAACAAGGCGGAACAAAAGCGCGCGAAAGATGCGGAACGCGAACTTGTCCGCCGGATACGCTTAGGCAAGGTGAAACGGTAGGACTCAAGGCGGACTCGTCCGCCTTGTTTCTTCATAGGCTGGCATCGTGCCAGCCTAGCAGGAAACAAGGTCAATCTCATGTCCACACGCTCTATTGCCGCTATCGCCCGCGAGATTCGCGCCGATTGGAAAAAGGTCTATTTTGGCGCAGTCCCGTATCTGTCCGCCATGCAATCGCTGGACTCCGTGTCGGATCGCTATGAGATGGACAATGCGCGCGTCATCGTGCGGTATTTCCTAAGCAATGCCGCCGCATGGCGCGGAGATGTCGCGCGGCGTGTCAAGACTGAGTTAAAGGCGATGATAGCTTAGGCTATCCAAGGCGGACTCGTCCGCCTTGTTTCTTCATAGGCTGGCATCGTGTCAGCCTAGCAGGAAGCAAGGTTGCACATGACTGACTTTGAATATCAGGCTCTTGCGTCGCTGATTAGGTCTTACGGACTCGTCAGGGTAATTCAGGCTGTGGCGGACATTGCCACAGAAGAGGAAGGATCGAACAAGCCGGACGTTTGCGACGCGTGCGGCGCACCGCTCGCGGACGATGCAGAAGTCAGCCAAGATGGTGACACAATCGTCACTGTGATCTGTCTGGCATGCGAGCATGGGAACGAACGAAACAACGCAACGTGATCGATCCAAGGCGGACTCGTCCGCCTTGTTTCTTCATAGGCTGGCATCGTGCCAACCTAGCAGGAAGCAAGGTTAATCCAATGAACGTTACCTATAGGACTCGCGCGCTTGCGGCGACACGTGGGACGCAATTCGGCGCGATTCTCTCATGCGCATTTGGTGCGAACCATGGCCAGACTCCGCGCTTCGAAGGCAAGGCAATCATTACGAGCGATTCCTTCGTGCAATGTTCTTTCGTCGACTCCAACGGCAATGCGCGCCATATGGCTTTCGTCGGTTCGGTGTCCGATCTTGTCCGGAACGTGTCCGTCCTGTCAGATCATTTGAACCTGTCGGAAGAGGACAGGACAGACTTGCGAGCATGTGTCACGGCATGGGTGGCGACAGACTACAGCGGAAAGATCAAGAGCGCTCTAGCAGGCTAGGAACGTCAGGATAGGCTAGACGCCGTTGGCGTCTAGTTTCGTCTAATTCTTGGAACAAAGAAAATGATGCGTTACGCATGTTTTCGTTGGACTCCAGCGTAAGCATGAGTTACCATGCTTTTATTGAAGAGGACGAAAGGAAGCCACCCACCCAGACATCGCGCCAAGCCAAAGCCGCCACCACCCGCGCCCATGGCGTAGGATCGGACGGCAGACACATAGCGAGAGCCACGCGTGGCCCCGGCGGACGGGGCGGGAGAAGCACCCGCAGGGGGATCATGCTCCGCGCGGGCGGAGCGGGGGGTGCGCGCTACCTGGGTGACCCCAGGAGGGCTGCGTATAGCAAAAATGAGAAACCGACTCCAGGATTCCTGAGCAAAAATGAGACTCCGACCCGGGGAATCCTCATCGAAATAGCAAAAATGGCAACCCGGCTCCAGGATTCCACCGCAAAAATGATGTATCGACCCCGAAAATGTCCATCAAAAACGCGGGATGGTTGCATAATGAAAACTAGCAGAGCGGAATGCCTCGTGATATCCTGACGTCGTCGAAGCTGGTGTCGGCGTCTCTAAACAGGCGTTGCGCCTAAAAATAGTGCCTGTGGCAGTTTTTGGAGTCGAGATGACACGCAAACCAACGAAACGAGGAAAGAAACCAACCACAGCGGCTAAAAATAGGAGCAAACCCACTCCTAAAACGATCGCTACGCCTCCGCCGCCAGTCAAAAAGGAACGCAGAGCCATCATCGACAGCCCTCAGATCGGTTTTCTGACACCAGAGGAGTTCGAAGCGATCGGTCGAGCGGCTCTGGGTGGTCGAGGTTGGCAGCGGGCGCTCCGCCGAGGCACAGGAATCGCTCAGACCACGATCACGCGCTACCTGCGGGGGATTTTTCCGATCCCGAAGACCATCGCGCTGATCATGAACATGCTCCAGACGTTGAGAAACAACGGATTGCCCATTCCGAGTGAGTTTTTTGATGATGATGAGCAAAAAGGTGACGAAACATAGGCTATCAGCCCTAATAGCAGCGGTTTCAACTCACGCCCGGTTCGAAAGAGCCGGGCGTTTTTGATTCCAGGGCAATCCTAAAAGCGAATCGACTGGGTCCTACCCTCGGCGTGGAGGGTTACCCTCCCGATCTGCTGGGACCTCCCCGAGGGGTGGTTTCGTTACGCACCCGTGGTAACAAAAGGTGTGTTTTGTTACACCTTTCCCAACAGTATGATTTATATAGGCTTTCTGCTCATTCATTCCGGTTTCGATGCGCTTGTAAGGGCTTTACACGCGTCTATAAATCGAGACTACCTAAATGAAATCAATGACTTGCAGACGGGATGATCCGTGCTTAGCTGTCAGCCAGCGATCTTGGAGCTAGGCGTATGCTGATTGGAGCCGGCAAAGTTACCAGCACCACGGGAGCCGCCCATGCGTCGTCCGCCTCGGGGAGTGGATTGCGCAGACACAGCGTTGCCGCCGAGCTTCCTGGTGCCACCAGCACGTCGCACACGCGCCCAGGCGAGGTATTGCGACGTCATGTCCACCTGATCGTCATGGTTGGCGTAGGGGAAGCCCAGAAGCTCCCGTTCATAGTCGGGAAGCCAGCCGGTAGCGGACGGCAAGAACACCTCACCGCCTTCGAACATCGGGCAGACGCCGTCAAACCGGAATTCTTTGCTGCTTGTGCCTACCTCGATGGCGATGACTGGAGCGGGTGCCAGAGCCTTGCGGGTCTGGATGTATTGGGTTCCCGACCCTTTGTCCTCGACCAGGATGGCGGCGACCTGAGTGCCTGGGATGAGCCTGTTCCACTTGGTCGCCGTGTCCTCGATCGTGGTTACCATCTCGTTGAACTCCAGACGCTTCCGGACGACGTCGACGAGGTAGTGCTTCCGATTCAGGTCTTCGATCCAGACGCCAATGACCGTGTAGTCGTTCCGCTCTCCGATTTTGCTCGCACAATCCACAGAAACAACCATGCGGCGGATATTGATCTTAGAGACCACACCCTGATCATTGACATCATTTTTGGGATAATCAGTGTATCGGTGGACCCATTCGACCTGAAACGACCCGCCCGCCTCGTCCATGGGCTTTCCCTGGTAGAGGCTATTCCAGTCACGGGCAGGTAGAGTTGATCGGAGATTAAGTAAATGCTCCAGGTCGTAGAACCCGGGCCACAATGGTAAATCGGGTCCCCGGCCTAATGGATCGTTTATACCTTCCGATATTGCAGCAAGGTTAACTACTTCCCAAGGAATACCAAGTCCTTTTGCATTTAATGCTTCAAGTCGCCCGCACAGGTCATCAGAATGCCATCGTGTTGCAACCACGAATAGCGGACTCCTTGGTAGAAGTCGCGTAGTCAAATCCGCCATGAACCAGTCGAATACTTTCTTTCTGGTTGTCGGACTCTCAACATCTTCTCGGCTTGCGAACGGATCGTCTACCGCAGCGATGTTTGCACGGAAACCGGAGATGCCCTGTCCTACACCGCGACCGAGATACTTGCCTTTGAACTTCGCCAAAGCGAACCGCGAGGCAGCTTTCGAGCCAGGATCAAGTCTAATTTCTGGGAACACCTCGCGATAGTCTTCGCTGTCAATAATGCCTCGAACCTTTTTACCAAACTCTTCATCGACAAAGTCTTGCGTGTGCCCTGCTTGGATGTATTTGTGCTTGGGATATTTTCCGAGATACCATGCTGGAAACAGGTGGGTGCAGTAAGTCGATTTTGCGTGCCCAGGCGGCATGCTCAGAATCATCCGCATGATCTTGCGGGTGGCAACCAGTTCCAGGCGCTCACACATCCAGTCATGATGGAAGGCTGGAGGCTCTTCCATGTTCATGAACTCAGCGAAGCAGGACAGGCTGTTCTGAGCGCTGCCTCGCAGCTTTTCGCGATAGTCCTGGCGTGTGTTGTCTAGCCATTCACTGATCGCGTTGTGTTGCGTATCGATCGAATCAGATTGAGTGACCTGACCGAGTAGAAACTTTACCTCTGGATTGATCTCGGTTCCGCGTTCAAGCGCGTTCTCGACTGTCTCCAGTAGGCTCGCTAAGCGTGATACCGCAAGCCTGGATTGTTCACGATCGTGCAGACTTAGAATTGCCATGAGTCTTCTCCCCAGTTAGTGCGGGAAGTGCGATGGAAGTCAGGTCGATAGGTGGACCTTTGTAACCAACGGAGTCCAGCAACAGATTGATATTTTCGACAGACACCGGAGGTGGAAGTGCTTTCTTGCCTTCATCGTCGTCAGCTTTCTTGCCCTTCTCTTGGAACATGCCGATCTCTTTGCCGAGCATCTCCAGCGCCTTGTTTGACGCCGAGAACTGGCCGGCTTCCCGAGCATCGCGGACGTTGTCCATCAGGTGTTTCATGACCCAGCGTCGATCAACTTCGCCAGTCTCAAGCATATTCTCGATCTCACCTAAATGTTCGAGATTGCCGTTCTGTGTGTAATTGGCACGGAACTGAGTGCGCTCTTCTATCAACTCAGCGACACGCGCTTTGATCTCAGGACGCTTCGATAATGTGGTTGCGTTGCCTTGGCCTTCAGAAGAGAACCCGGCGTCTTTGTAAGACTGCATCTGGTTCTTGCCTTGTGCAATGCCCGTGCAATACATCTCCCATCGGGCGTTATTCAGTGCGGGCATTGGTGTGTTCCTTCAGGTTCAAGCGCCAGTAGTTCGTTCCCTCGCATCCCCACGACGTTCCAGCTTCAGGACGAAACATGCGGAAGCCCGAGGCGATGAGGTTGTTCGATGAGTGTGGGTTGTCGTAGGTGGTCGACCGAAGCTCGGTGAACTTCAGAGTCTGAGCCTTCGCAATGCGAGCCGCGATGAGGTCTCGTTGCAATCCATGACCACGATGAGAGTTGAGCACGCCGGAACGAGTCAGGAGTCCCGTTTTCTTTGTGAACCGAGCCTTACCTGTTGCTTTGCTCCGCGTGCCAAACTCAGTCAACCCGGCATATGCAACAGGCACCAGACCCTGGTAGGCAATGAACCACCATCCATCGTCAGGTAGACGCACCAGATCGTCCGGCAGCGTCACCGTGTGCATGCGGATGATTGTTTGCCACGCTCTTAGATCGGTATCCGGATCGACCTCTTCGATGGTGTAGGGCTCAGGCATGCGAAGCCTCCGACGTCCGGATGAGCGCCTCTCTGGCAATCGCCAGTAGTGCGTCGCGAAATTCAGTAGGCGTAGCGCTTGCTGCTTTGCCACTGATTGTTGGCTTATTGCGCTCTTTTCCACGCTGATCGTGACCACCAATTTGATGGGATGCATCAGGTCGATCCCACCGCATTGCAGGAGGTGCGATAGTTCCGCAATAGAATAGCCACGTTCTCTTTCTGGCTTTGTGTCCGTATGCTACTTGCCAGACCTCGCAAACATACTCGCTAGGGGCAGCACGGAGCCAATCCCCAACTACAGTTGGACGTGGAAGATTGTATTTAGCCCATGCACTACTGAATGCGGGGTGCTCCAATATTCCGCCCCACTTACGGACGGATGCAAGCGCTGCTTCGAAGCATCCACCGTCGTTTCCAGGCCGGTTGTGCTCTCCGCCCCAACGAGCGTAGTTTACGTGGCAAAATTTACCCCAAAGCTGACATGGGGGATGAGCGACGACTGAGTGTGGCCCGTAATAGAGTCTCGCGTCACGCTCTCGATCCCACAGATCGACTCCAGGAAGATTGGCGTAAGTTCCGTTCGACTCAACATAGAGCGCAGCGATCATTGGTTGCGCTCCTTCCACGGTTGGATGCGCTCGAATATCCAATTCGTCCGAAGCGAGCCGTAAAGTGCGATCATCGCAGCCTCGGCCTTGTCAGCACGGGTGAAGAGCTTGACGCACTCCGGAAACAGGTCGTTGGCACGCTTTCTGGACAGAGCCTTG